TCGTTCTCGCTCTTTCCTGGCAGTCGATGTCCAAAAGCCACCATATGGTTTGTTAAGATCGTCCCTGTTTTCAACGGAAGGAGTGCTGCTCAGCTTGGCTGGCGCACATTTCTCGTCAGTGCATTCTCTGGGAATGAATAATTGATATTCGGCAGTGAATCCTCCCACGTCCTCATCCAAATACTCTCGCCAATTTTCAAATAGGAGTTTCATTTTATTATCCAACCGTATTTTTCTTTTATAATTCGATCTGGGTAATCATTTTGCATTTTTTTAAGAACACTAATCAGATTAGGATTGATTATTCTAGCTTCTTGAAAGAATAGAGGATACGTCGATCTATTGGCAAAATCTATTATAATTTTTGCAGCGACTCCTTGCCCCTGATATTTGGGATCAACTCCAATATGCATTTCATAATACAATTCGCCATTATTGACCCAAATTCTTCTTTTCGGAATATACTTTAAAAACGTTTTACCATATTCTGGAAACATTTTCTCTTTATATTCTTTCAAATGCTTCCGCCAATTTTCAAATAGGAGTTTCATAAGTCAACTATCTTCGTGATTTTATTACCTGCATGGAGCTTGACGATTTTGGAATTGGATTTGCGAAACTCAAACGGTAAATAGCCCATCTTCGGGGAGTCCGAGTCATAGCTAAACCACCCAGATATTACCCATTGTTCGCGATCTCCATTTTTAATTTTTAAAAGAATCGTTACTTTCTTCTCACCGTAAACTTCCGGGAATAAATATGGAAAAGTAAATATTTGCATAGAACGAAAGTCCATTTGGTTTTTTTGGATTAATCGAGCATAAGAGGGAGCATGTTGCTTTGCTATGTTGTAATATTTTTTCCACCAGGAGCCGTCCGGTGCTAAATAATGATGATCCTGGGCGCCTTTTATTAGACGATTGATCTCGTTAGCAGATCTTACAAACTGTACGTCCACTACTTCATAACTTGAAAGCTTGAAGTGCGTATACCAAAACCTTATTTTATGAAAGGCGCTATCGGCCTTGATTGCGCCTTGCTGATCTTTCATAAAAACGCACGGCATCAGGTTCTGGAGGCCTACGCTTTTATCATGGTGGCCTTTAATTGAGCGATTTCTTTGGCTCATGAGCGTCTGTACATCAAAAATATATTCGCTGCCCCGAGCGGTTCTAAATCCTATATCCCACCCTGCTGCTTTGGCGCCAAGGCGTTTTGCCCACTCCCACTCGGCGCCACCAGGAAGGCTCTTATCAATTGCTCCCGCTTCACAGATTATTTTTGCACTATACTGCCGCCAATTTTCAAATAGGAGTTTCATTGGGCCAATTTTCCTTGAAACATTTCTTTGAATTCCTCAAAACTCCAAGTTCTTGTAGATCTCCGAAACATCGACAGCGACGGTCCATATTCGGGGTGTACTGGTGTATATTTGTTTCTCGGAATAAAACGAACACTGCAATATGGATCGCAAGCTCCAACGAGAGTCGCAATTGCAATTCTTAGATGATAATAATCTTCATTATTCTTAAATGCGGGCCCGTAGTCGCCCCGAGCTTCTTCTTTTTCTTGGGCTGGGAGGATTGTATCCCAAAGTTTTTGTATGAATTGATCTATATCGATCAAACCTGATGAAAGGATTACGCCGGCTTGTTCTTCATGGCCTGGGGTTTTTAGTAACGTTATAATTTTATCGGCATAGTCCTCTTCGTCGCCCTCACTTAGATACTCTCGCCAATTTTCAAGTAGGAGTTTCATTTTTTGCATCCTCTGATAAGTGGACATTTTTCCAGAAAATAAATCTAACGGGAACTTCGGGCATTCCAAGTTCTAGAGCTATTTCATGTCTGTGATTACCTTCGCCAATCTTCGCCACGCCATTCTTTCCAAGATACACGATCAAAGGTTCTTCAATTCCTTCAGCTTCTATATTGTCTTTTAGTTTTTGATATTTTTTGGAGTCTACTTGGTTTCTGAGTTGCTCTTGTGTATACTCTCTATAAGGTATTAGTTCTTCGGTGGGATAGATAGCAGGTTTCATATGATTGACGTTAGAATCATAAATATGACCAGCGTTCTTGGCCCAACAAGACAAGATGTCTTCGATTCTTGGGGGACTATTGCGATCGATCTTATAATAGGTTTTAAAGCCGGCCAGATCTGCCGCGGGACACTTGAAAGTATCGCGACCATTTGATTCAGTCATAAACTGTCGCCAATTTTCAAGTAGGAGTTTCATTTCTCGACATTGAGCGAGTCAGGTGTTCGCGCTCTTCGTCGAAGAAGGCTCTTTATTTCGGCGTCGGTCGCGGCCTGCAGGGCGGCCTCCTTGTTGAGCTTCTTAATACACTTTTCATAAGACGTGGGTTCGTTTTGTGAAGATTTCGTTGAGAGTACCTCGGAGACGGGCCCTGAATAAGTTGGATATGGACATCTTACCACACTCTTAACAAGTTCGTCTAAATGTTCCATTTTTTGTTTACAATCAAATTCAGAAAGATCATACGGAAATTTAACCTTTACTTGTTCGAGGTGTTCCAATATTTCTTTGTGAGCTGCAATAAATTGTTCTGTTAGTGCGTTAGCTTCGGCATAGAATTTATTGCTAACTTCTGTCGTCCACTTTTTGCCGGCACGTTCCCACTCAGGCCGCGCATAGATCTCCGCCCCCGCCGGCCAGCGCCACAGAGGCAGCTTGCAAGCATCGCTGGGTTTTTCTAAATCCATTGGCGTGTGGTCGGTCTCGCGGAAGAAGGAATCATAATTCCCATGCCGCGGCGCGTACCATTTTGCCCATTCTTGATGAATTTCAATCCATTTTATAAAAGCTTCATCCTTTAGATCCTTAACAAGCCATTCATAAAAAAGAAACCTATCTTCCGCTTCGATCTCGAAGTCGGCCGCGATCTTTTCTTCGTTCAAATACTTCCGCCAGTTTTCAAGTAGGAGTTTCATTATGCTAATTTAATCCTTTGTGGTAATTGAATGCCATCAACTTCTCTATTCCATTCGAGTGTTTCTCTGCTATATGGATCTGTTCGTTTTTGAGGATCAAGTCCTATTTTTTTCATCCATTCTATATATTCGTCAAATGTGGTGGCTTCAAAGTCGCGCGCGCCCCTATCGCGAATATTTAAGAATCTTTTTATGTTTCTTAAAGCTGATTTTTTACCTGTCTGTATATACTCAGATAAACTTGGTTCATACCCAATAAGCTCTTCGACAATTTCCATTGCACTTAAACCGGACCAATCCGCACCCTCTTCTTGGTATATTGTCCATATAAGTTCTTCTAAACTTAGATCGTCCAAATCACGCAGATCGTAATCATATGTATAAAATTCTTTTAAAGCTCTCAAGCTATCTTCTTCAGTGATTTCTGGATATCTTATGGTTTCTGCGATGGCTTCTAATTCTTCTTGTGTTGGTGGATTTGTTTTTAGTTTATAAACATCGCCATCGTATTTTTCTATTAATCTCAAAAGCAGTTCATCGGCACCAGATTGTGATGCTCGTACTGCAGCTTTCCATTTTTCTCTAGGAAGTTTTTCAACGCTATATAATTCAGGAATTTTTGCCCACGAAATCATAGTCAGGACGTTTTCTGGTTTATAAATTACTGCTACATATCCATCTTTCTTGGGGCCAGTATTTATCATTATTCCGTTAACAGAGTCTTTAAGCTCTGGTGGAAATCCATAAATACTGGCCCCACCATATTTTTCCTTCCTCACTATATAGCTTTCAACTCTCTCGTTTCCTAAAAGTTTCGGATCGATTAATTCAATCTGAGACCGAAGATCGGAATTTTCTCCATACACTATTTTTGCTGCATCTGGATCAAAAATTAAAAACTTATTATTTGTCTTAATGGCAAACTTCATAACATATGTGCCATACCAACGATCTGCATATTCGCTTTCTTCTAAATTGTACACGAGATATATACCCGGGTCAAAATCACCATAGTCGCCAATACGCCAACCATTTTTTAGCATACTCTTGATATTAGATAAACGAGATGTGCGAGAGTAGGCAGTAATCAAATTACCATAAACCCTCTCATTCAAATACTCCTGCCAATTTTCAAGTAGGAGTTTCATTTTATAATTCCTGCGCGACATTTCGAATATTTGCCAAAACTCCCTCTATTTCCTTTATCAACTCATCATCTTTGGGAGATTTATTTGGCAGCCCTCTTACAAGTTTGCCAGCCTCCTGGACTAAGTCATAAATAATGTCGGCTGGTGACCTAGTCTTGGCTTGTTCGAGTGGCGCAAAATCCTCGTCTGTGAACTTGCCGGTGAAGCCCCCGGCCATCTCGTTAAGCTCTTCCTTTATAATCTGTTTAAGTTGTTGTTTTGTGATTTTCATTATAATTCTCCGGGATAGTAAGGTTCTCCGACCTCTGGTGTTTCTTCTTCGGGTGTCTCCCAAACCGTCGATATAGTTCATCTACCACCGAACCCACGATGTTTCGCGCGTCGGCATCGCCCTCAGACGCGTCATAAGCTGCTTTAATCAACTTCATCGCTTGGTTTAACTTTTGGTGAATTTGAACAATGGGATCTTCTCCTTCTCTTAGAAGCTCTTCCTTTATAATCTGTTTAAGTTGTGTTTTTGTGAGTTTCATTTTATTTTCCTATACATCAATTATTTCGTCGCTTTGTGCAGGTCCAAGCACTTGCTGAACAAAAGCAAGAACATCCTTGGGCGAACCGACGGCCTCGCGCGCATCGCGGATAGCGGCAGAAAATAAATCTAATTCGTCGGCCGTCGGGGAATTCCAGGCGAGGCCCATGCGTCTAGACGCATAGTATTCGCCGGCTGTCATCTCATCCTCATGGGGCTCGCCGGCTACAATCTGGGACACCTCACCTTCCTTAAGATTCTGCAATTCTTCCTTAATAATTTGCTTTAATATTCTTTTTGTGATTTTCATTTTGTTATTCCTTTAATTTGTCGCCCTATGGGCGCTTAGTCTCGATAGCATTCGTTCGATTTTTAATGCGTTAAGTTCTTCTCGTTTATTGTTCTCGCTAACTGACCAATCTCCGGGCAATGAACCAATTGGAGTTTCATCATTTCCCCTTTTAACGACACCTTTAAGCATATCTCTAAAGACTTCGTTGGCCACTTTATTAATCTCATCTTGATCGTCCCAGATCTCAACTAAGTTTTTTAAAACATTGACTTGTTCATCGGGCGCGTCATCATGTACGGAAAACTGTAAATTAAGCTCTTGACTTTCGCCTTCTGTACCATGCATACCAAACATATCCATATCAAGTGGCATTTGCGGGTACATACTGCCTTTAGTATTTTTGAATGCAGGCGCTGCCATTCGCTTACGAATCTCAAGCCAGAAATTGCGATCATTCATGATTTTCATGGCTTGTTCCTCGGTTGCCCCTAAATCTGCGTACCAAACCTCTGGGTGTGTGGTAAATTGAACTAACTCGAACTCGTCCACCTCATAGCCTTCTTCGGCTTCGGCTTCCCAATGATAAAGATCCATCTCGTCGTTTATTATCTCGCGCCCAAGAGCCATGATCGCACCACCTTCGATATAGCCTTCACGTTTAAAAAAATTAGTAAGAATTTGTTTCACGGTATCATAGCGATTATCGACTTCAGAATTCACTACACGACAAAACTCTTCATAATTATCGGGGTCATATGCATATCCTTCCCCACCAAACTCAACTAATTGCGTCGGCTCCACGTCAATGGGCAGTTGCCAAGCACCGTCAACAGCTTTATTTATTGTGTAAGGATAATCTGATTTTACCCAATCCAGTCCATATTCTTTAACTTCATCAAGCGCAGACGTAACTTCAGACAACCCCGGCATGCCCATCCAGTTGACCCACTCGTGGGGATCCCATTTAATACGTATTTCAGCGTAGACGCTAATATAAACGCTACCAGCGCCATCGTCCTCAACCATGGCATTTGCCATCGTCCAGCCCATTTTGGAGTTCCAATATTCTGTCACTTCGTCACAACGGTTCTGATATTGTTGCTGAAGGCTGCCAATTAAGTTATCATCTAAGTCGTCTTCGGTCGTCTTATCTTGCTTCACATGACCTTCCGTGTCCTTCATTCTGACATTAAACAGACTCATCAACAATAAACTCATTGGATTGTCATCATAAGAGCCACCAAATTTAATGAAGTCATTAAAGTTTAATTTTCCATCAATCCATGGCGCGCGCTCGATCTCGGTTTTTTGAACTTCTTTTGCCCATTTAAGAAGGTGCGTGTAAAATCCCGGGATGCGCGCGCCATAAACACGTTTTTCTGGCACAGCTAGCTGTGTGCCCTCGAATGGATTTCGGCCTTCGTACTCTTCTGGCTTTTTATTATGCTCATAATAACGCAATTGGCGCAATCTAAGGCGCGCCTGGGGCTCAATGTCGAATCCCGCGCCCCCACTCCTCGCAGTATCTCCAAAAATTTCGCCATCTTGAATTTCTTCTTCCGCCGCGTCGATACTGTCCGTATCTGTATTTTTTAATAAATCTTCTGTGAATACAACATATGCTACGGCCCCATGCCCATGGGCTTCAGCCACGGCACATTTATAGTAATCACCTTCACCGCCTCTTGACGGTGGTGAATGACACGACGTAATATTATCGAAATCTGACATACGCCAAACATCTACTGGATCGCGAGTGATAATAATGGAATATTGATTTGAATATCCGCTTTTTATATTCTTTTTGATATAATCTGCATTATTCTGCCAATAATTCTTTAATAATTCAATGTATTGGGCTGTTATTCGACTTCTTCCAGCACCGTATTCTGACATAGTTAGCGATTTAATTGTATCTTCAATTCGATAATATTGCTTGATTCGCGATGCATCGCTTCCTAGTCCTTTCTCAATATCTTGGCGCGTAACATATGGGGGTTCCCAAGATCCCCAGTCCTCGCCGTCGGGCCCGAGCAAATTGCGGAGTTCGCCGGACTCAATGTGTCGGGCGAGAACCTTTTCAAAAGGTTCACTCCCGGGCGCCCGGTAATGCGCCGGCAGGTAAGACCATGCGCTGCGCAAAAAGTTAGTATACAAATATTCACGAATTTGGATGTCTAGTTTTTGCTTTTTCAATATAAGATTATACACCTTAGAGATCCACTTACCAACCTTCATATTGATTTTTTTGACTGTCATACCACTGCCCGGCAGTCCTGCCATTATCGCCTCTACGGCATCCGGTGACGTGTCGATGTATTTTCTTTCGGCCGACAGGATGCCCTTGGCCCAATCGACTTCATATCCCATTTTACTGAAAACTTTTAGGAATCTACCAAGCTCAGATTGCTCATCAGCCGTTGGAAAATCGATAACGAGGCGCGTTTTGTCACCAAAAACGTTATGAAAAGCCAAATCTTCGAAGGACAACTCATCAATGGCTCGTTGAATGTGCTCAAATTCATCTTCTGTCACTTCTCGAAGCAATTTTTCATCATTTTCGAGTTTTATACGAATTCTCGTGTCTTTAAAAGGGACATCCTCTGTCCGGATATTTTCATTTAAGAAATTTCGCCAAGAATTGTGAAAATATTTCATAATTTATCCGTCCACCAATAGATTCCGACCACAAAAAACACCTTACAGGCAGTAAAAGCTAAATATAGGGCGATTCCCTTTAAAACTCCGTAATAATAGCTTTCGACATCCCAGAATTTCTTCCAAAAATCACGAATTTTGATCATTATTAAGCTTTTCCAACGCTCTATCTAATAAATAGACTGGAAATGTTCTTAGTTCAAGAGATTTTCGTCATTTTTCATGAGCTATCGACAAGCGCGCGCTTTTATTTCGCCTGAAGCACATAAAGCCTCTAAAGCATGATCAATATTGAGTACTTGGATAGGCTGAATCCAAATTAAATTATCAATAACCTGCAAACGCGGGCGCGTTTCCACATCTAGTCCCCATAAAACCCCGACAATATCGCCTTCAGAATCGTATACAACAGAGCCGCTGCAGCCAAACCACCCATGGGTGTGCAGTAAAATTTGAATTCCTTCGTCCCGTAAAATTTCATAACCTGCAACTCTACCTCTAAATGTCATCAATTGGTGCGAAGATGGAAAACCGGAATAAGTGATTTCCTCTCCGATTTCAGTAAGTTTTTCGGCCGGAGAAAACTTTAATGGAACTACACTATCAAACTCCTCCAACATGTATAAGACTGAAATATCATGCACCGGATCGGCATAAATCAACATGGCTTTCTTTATTTCGCCGTTGGCAACTGCGTTATAAATGAAGCCAACGTCATCATCTGTTACATGCTGTGCCGTTAACATTAGTGTAAGCCCTTTATATTTGACCAACGAGCCAGACCCATGAGTGCCCCGTAAAGATATCACCTTGACAGCAGCTTTTCTTACCTTTTCCTCGACAACAGTCATGGTGGAACTGACCGTCACGGGTTCAGTATATAATTCAGTATTTAATCTTGGCTCGACAGAAGATTCAGAAGCGTGAACTGTCAAGCTAAGCAGTGCGCATACAATAGCCAATAATTTTTTCATTTTTAATTAATTCCTCATCTCTAATTATGTATAACTAAGCTATTTTCTTAAGAAAACAAAATTAAGTAACAAAATATTTAATAATGATAAGCCCTGAAGTTCTAAATTGTTAGCGAAAGTCGCGAATGCAAATAAAAGTAAGTTTATTGCAATACAAATCAATGATGCATAAAAGAATATTTTATTGAGCATGAGAGATGATTTCTATACTTCCCGCGCTGCAGCATTGAATACGTTTATCTTTAAACATAAATACATTAACGCTGGGACCAATTAACATTTGATTACCGGATTCATATACAATGTCGCTAATCACGATGCCCATTTCATAAACCCATTCTTCCGCGCCTCTCATACCTGGGCCACCGCGCGCGCCAGTGTAGATCCGATCGCGAACCAGATCTCCCTTTTTGATTTCCCATACAATGTCATTCATAGATTTAAGATTTCTTCTTGCATCCAGTCCCAGCCGCCCTCATAAGTATCAAAAACGGGCGAGATTCCCACGATATAACGCGCGGTGGCACCTTCTAAAGCGGCCCATTGCCATCGCCAATTGGATTTCTTACAAAAAATAAGACCGATAGTAATTGAAGTTTTAGTTTCAGAAAATCGCTCACGCGGTATTTGATTAATATATTTTCGTAAAACACGATTTCGATTATTTTGTGCCACCTTTTTGCCCTCTTCGCCTATGTCTACTTGCCTTTTTTGCGATAAATCGCTTCGGAGCACTATAAGCTTCGCGCGCCGAATTTTTTCGGTAAAATTTTCTTTAATTTCCGTATTAAAGTATTCGGTCACAGTGTCCGGATCATCATATTCAAACACATGAAAAGGTGCTTTCGCACGCTTTCCACTCTTAAACAGCTTATACACATTCCAATTATAACTCAAGATACCCCCTTTTGGTATTACTAAACAACTGACTGCCATATTATTATACCAAGAATAATAGAAACTTTTAAGTAATCTTCTTCTAAAATTCTAAATTGTGAGAAGGTCTTGAATTTCGAGATCAGTGGGCCGTCACTCCAACGCACTTCCCAAAAATACATATCATCGAGTTCCATATCGACGCGTCTATCGCGTTTAATCAGAAATCCAACGTTGCCCGTTGAAGCTTCAATTATAATATCGCCAGGAGAAAATTTAATGTCATCCATCTCTTCTCGTAGCGTACCCGGCGATATCATACCCTAAATACTTTATGAAAGGATTAAAGCGCCGGAGGCATACAGTATTTTTAATCCAGATTCGGTGTAAGTTTGCAAATGATCATCAGGGCCGGACCAATATATGTCCCACACCATTATAAACGCATCTGCGTCAGTACCGTAATAGTCATTCTCAAATAAGTTATAATGGCGAAGCAATACGCCCACATCTTTATTGACAGTGTCAATAACAATATCGCCAACTTTAAAATGTGGTTGCTTCTCTTCCAAACTTAATTTTGAGCCACTTTCGATCTCCCACACAAGTTGCCATGAGTTCTTCAATGGCAATCTCGGCTTCCTCGACTTCTCCTCCAACAGTAATTATACAGTCGACGCGAGGAACCTTGATTGGAACCAATTTTTTCTTATCTACAATTGTAGAAGGAATTAAGTCGTGCGTATAAGGCACTCTATCCGCGCCGACGTGCTTAGCGTAACTAACAACGCATAAAATAGTAAACACACCAACGCCAATAACAGTAAAAAATTTCATGATTTTGTACTCCATGCCACAAAAGCAGCTAAAAATATAATGTCACATATATAGTTTAAACAATCATGTAATGTCCACGATTTCGCCAAACCATCCAATTTAATTTATGAATTTTCGGAAACTTAACATGCATCATGTTAGTTTCCCTATCGACCGTCATCACAAAGCCAAGAGAACGCTTTTGTGGAGTGAGATCTTTTATAAAGTCTCCCTTCTCGGCCGACGTAAATAGAACCACTTCCGCTTTATACCTTAATCCTATCGATGATGTAAGGATGGTGGAAGGAAAGATCTTTATAAAGCCTCTTAATCACTTTCTTGGTGATTTCGCCAATCTCTTCCTTCGTGGCTTTAGAATTAAGCGCCTTTGAAATTTCATCTTCGAGTGCCTTTTTGAGTTCTTTCTTGAGAGATTTGTCCAATTCCTTGGAAATCATGGATTTAATTTCGGCTTTATCGGTCTTGGTAAGTTCCTCTGTCATATGTTTGATCTGCCGCATGATATTATTAATTACCCCTTTGTCAATACCCTGCTCCTTAAGCCACGTTGCAATCTTGTCGTCAGACTCACCATCACGCTTCTTGGCCTTGGCTACGCGACTGGCGCGCGCGATACGCATCTCTTCAACAATCAAGGCTTTTAACTGATTCATATTCATTATCATACCATAAATAGTATCAAATGTCAATGAGACTACTTAATTTCCTCAGAAATTTCCGCATCTAACCTCTGAAGTATTAGATTTCGTCGCTCTACCGGCAGTGATGCCAAATATTCTACAATCACATTTACCGAAGCTTCGATATATGTCGCGCCCTGTTCATCACAATAGGGACATGATTTCCATTTAGTTGGGTTTAAGGGATCGTGATATCCGCCGGCGCTGTGCATGCGCGAGCCGCGGCACACTGTACATCGGATCCGCAGCAATAATTTAAGGTTACCCATATTTCACTATCCTATATGGTACCACCTGACCACTGTGGTCATATACGATCACCCGACCGTCTTTATTCCGCTTGACAAAGCCTTCCCAATTGCAATTAATAGCCGTCTGTGGGTCTACAATAATGCGCGTAGCCTTGGGGCTATTCGAACACATTGCCGACCCGGGATCGTCGATGGCTAGCCCGTATGCGTACCAATGTATCTTTGCTCTGCACTGTGGACATAGCGGAATCAGATCGAAAAGCGGTAGTCTATCGTATGGTATGCCGGCGGCGGCCCTGCTCATGACGTCATATGACGGTTAATGCTGCGTTCATATAGAGCCTGTAGTATTTGCTTGGGGATTTTTTCGGCCATCGCTATTCTCCGAACGTGAATCGTCTATCGTCTTGTATAAGTATTTGTTCTCGACAATTGCGCTCAGCAATCTTTCACATTCCGGACAATGCGCCGGTAAAGTTCGTACGATGCCCGTCAGACAATGCATGCATGTGTACATGTGTTCTCCTTTAAACTAATTATAACATTAAATGCGGCTTAGGTCAATTATTAAAGCTTGGGAATTTTTTAGGCGCAGATCGAACGGAGGCTAAGCACGCCCGGCGCAGCGTGGCATCCGTCGAGACATACATTCGGGTAGGGGGGAGGGAGGGGGGTACCCCCATATGCCCCCTACAACCTACGCTTTCAGTTAGCGATACAATTGAGGTTATATGTTAACTGTGTCTATGTTACTATAGGTCAAAGGCATCATCGCTATAGTATCTGTTTGCATATAGTATATTAACATACAGTGCAGTAAACACAGTTGACCAGAAGGCTATAGCTGCTGTAGTCTGTATTACTTTCTTTATTGTATTAGTCTCGCACATTAAGATGTCACCTCATTATGTTTAATTAGTATTACTCTCGGTACTTTTCCTCTCCCTTTAAGGGGAAGGTTAATTAAGTAGTTGATATTACAGCTCTTTTTAAAACGGCTTGTTGCGCGCATTGGGCAGATATGGGGCATTAATGTGTGAAAGTCTCCGTTAGTCTTCGTTATATACAGTATATACGTAAGGTGTTACAGTGCTTAAGCAGGCGGCCAACGTTTGTTTGCTGCGGCATGACGACCCCTCGTCAGTCGCGATCGCTCTGTGTCAGACGTGCATGCTGCGGTTGCTATGTAGGGTAAAAACGTATACATTTCAAGTACATATAAACAAATACGGACAATAGATGGCATGCAAAAAAAAGTGCTTGACAGCGGTGGGGTGCATATGTATTAAGATCTCCAGCACACTAACGCACTCTATCACTACCTCTCTATTACTATTATGTTATTGCTTTCCTTTGTTTCTGTTCTCGCGGAACTACCTTAAGCCACTGAAGAGTATATCTATTCTTTTTGTGTAGTCTCGCGACTTTCGTTGACCAACTCTAAGTTATACGCCGGATAGTGTTTGCCATCGTGTAATGTGTAAATGGTACCATAACCCACGAATCGCTCACGAACACCCGGCCGGCCGAGGGTCTTAACAACAACCATCACTCGACCATCGCGTGTTCTTACTAAATCACCTACTTTCACTGATTACCTCTAATTCGTCAATGTTCCATTCTATAACATGTCCGCTACAGTGCAGCACTTCCACATCAATTGTATAGGCACTCCCGCATTCCCCGCAGCATGGCGAGCGTTCCCACGAAGCGAGAACGATACCAATTAGGGAATACACGCGTGTTCCTGTATGGTTTTCGCTCCCCAGTGTGTTCAGACACCGCACTAAATCACCGACGTTCATAACACACTTAAGTTTGCTTCAGGAATGCAGCTACAAAGGCGAGAACTTCAAACCGAAACTCCCATATAATGATGGCTACTACTGCTGTAACTAATCTATCTCTCCACATGTTTACCCCGCACTTACCACTTCGATATCACGGTGCCATACTCTTTGTGTATATGAAGTCACACTACCAAATGCTGACCATCTTACCACGTAACGAATACCAAGCTCGGGGTTAAGCATATCGACGGGCGCTATTCCCAGAATAATGCCCAGCACGGGATCGAGTGACATGTCGTCTCTTACCTTCACCAGATCACCTACTTTCACTGATAACCTCAAACGCGCGCCCCGAAAGAGAATGTACGTATTCAAACTTCGGAAACAAAATCATATGGTAGTGGTGCTGTTGGTTCACGATAAAACCAATCTCACCCTTGATCGCATATTTCATTGGAATACAACACTGCGTTTTCTTATCAACTCCAGCGGTCGATGGTTGCCATATACACCGAACCAGATCACCGACTTTCACTGATAACCTCCAAACACTCGGCGTCGATCCAACTTGGTTCGCGGGCCCCATTCAAGAGCACCCAAGCGTTATGTTTTCCGCCTCGTACGACCAGCCCAATCAGTTGCCTTTTGTTGCTCCCCCGACGCCGGACAACACGCGCTGGGGGTCCAGAAGGCGTATCATAACTTTCACAAAATGAATATAGAACCATATCACCGGGTTGCATTGATTAGCACCATGTCGCTTGTCGAAATTGCATATGGGTGTAGCTTACCGTTGATCATCACCTTCCACCAACGTTTAGGCGTCGAGGAAGGTTGGCAAACATGAGAGCCGATGATAAGACCCATCTTTCCATCATACTGTGGATAGCAAACCATACAAAGTCTAACCAAATCACCGGCTTTCATCAGACTCTTCCATATTGCATGAGGTACATCCCGAAGCACATGAGTTTCCACCCTAACCAGCCTCTTAAATCAGCGGCTACTCTGTTCATGCGAACACTCCGAAAGCGTCCCGGCGATACCACGTCACCGACTTTCATTTACTGCCTCCAGATGATAACGAAAGTACCAGTTGCCTGCGTCACGGACGCCAACGAATTCGGGAGCCAATGTATAAAACCACTTCGCTCGATATTCGCGGTGCCACTGCCGTTCGGCGTCCACTGTTTCCCTTATTTCCGTTATGATACCCATAGTTCCATCGGTGCGTAAACGCACCAGATCACTGACTTTCATAACGTTACCTGCTCGACACCGCACTAATCACCTCGCACTTCTGGATGTAGGACATGGGCAACCACCCAATGTTTCCGTTATTAATACAAATGACTTTCGCGCCCTTTCCGGCGTCAATGGCCACAATGATACCATGGTCCTGAGGGAATTCAAAATCTCTGATGAGATCACCGACTGTCATTGATCACCTCTAAATATTTTTCGTTCACCACTACCCTGTCACCGTGAATAAGCACACACCAAAAAATATCGGTCGCAGGGCGAGGAGGCAGAAGAGGCGATGCTCGATTAACAATCAATCCAACCGTCCATGCCGCAGGTCCGGTCGGTGGCTGCGATGGTTTTACCAAGTCACCGACTGTCATTGATCACCTCCAGATCGCTGCTGCGAAACTGGTGAATAAGTCCGGTGCAACTCACCAACACGTCCCAGGCATCGCCTCGGACAGCAATTCGCATAGAAGGAGGGTACTTTTTGAGAATGATGCCAGTCTGATACCTGGGATCGTAGCTATGCGGAGCCGCAGCGGGCGGGTAGGCATGGTACCACCGGAATTTTACGAGATCGCCAGTTTTCATTTGAACACCATTACATCCTGACGAACAAGCCAGTGCCCGTTATGGAGTTGAATGCAGCTTGAGAGTTCATGAGTCTGAACAATGATACCAGTCGTGCCCTTGAGGGGTCCGACTAATACCCAAACCAGATCCCCAACTCTCACGCTTCGCCCGCATGCGCGGTAGCAGCGAAGACAGCAGCGAACTGGGCGCGAATTTCGGGCGTCAGTTGCCCCTCGGTCTCAGCCCGCACCATTTCGGCGTAGAGCCCCATCTGAAGGACGATAGCCCCCAGCGCATGCTCTGAGCGCTCCAGCGGCCCACGCTCGACAGTCGGAGAAAGGGGAATCGGATCGATCACTGTTGCTCCCGCTGATATTCGATGTCGTTGGCCAGCAGCAGCACTTGACGCCTAAGCTCGATGGACATGGCGCGCTCAGAGCCGGGCTTTGCGCTGGTCTTGCCCTCGCCAGCAGTACCCAGCACTTCAGCGGCAAGCTCAAGGGCTTCCTGAAGTGCTTCATACTCGTTCAAAGTAAGTTCCAGTTTAATCATGTCTATCCCAGAGCCAGAATTTCAGCGATCTGCGCAGCAGAAAGATGCTCGACGCTAATCATCCGGACCTTGTGGACCGTGATCTCGGCACCCGGGGAGCGTCGAGCGCGGACAGAGCCACCCTCGACGGCGAGAACGTACTCGCCCCGGTTCTCGCGGCGCATGCGGAAAGTGCCGGTAGCCTTAATGCCCGCCTTCTTGAGCGCGGCGCGAATCTGACGCTTGCCGTCAGTCCATGCGACGGCAGAGGTGCCGGGAGTAGTCAAGAGGGTTCCGATAGTCATGAATGAAGTCCTGGGAGTTGAGGGGGAAGTTCTGACTCTGAGTACATTATCCCACGGGAGGACGCAGAAGTCAACCACGAAGTTGTCAAGAGGTTGTCAAGAGATTTTCTCAAGCCACATCGGATGAAAACGTAGGATGGAAGTACCAAATTGAACATCGTAGACATTCGAGGGCATCGGCGTGCCGTACAGGTCGCGCACTACCACGACAATGATCCCGGTGCGACCGGCGGGCAATTTCGGATCGGAAGTCCCCGGGCGGATCCGTACGAGATCCCCAACCTGAAACTCAGGCGCGGAATGTTTATGTTTCGTACCCATCAAGGTTTGTTTGTGGAAGCATGAAACTCGGCGCGGCATGCGACTCAGGCGGAACGTAAGAAGTCATAGCCGGCTCAGGCGGAAGCCCAGCGATAATTTCCGAGAGGATATTACGCAAGGCTTCAATCTCGTCTTCAACCTTTTGATCTTTCTCAGCCTTGCATGCGGCTCGATACTCGGCAAGGTTTACTAATTCGCCCATGTTACTTGTAGTCGCGCAGAAGTGAAAGCTGCCAAACTTTGGGGTGCATCATCAGGTCAACGCCGGAACGCCGGGCAATCCCGATATGACAGCTTGTAGTCTGAGATCGGTAGGATCCCGATGCCGTATAATCTGCCAAAACTGTGTCACCGGACGCTGACCGCATGCCAATGTGCAGCAAGTAAGAATACAAGCGCGTACCGTCTGTATGCAGAGTGTTGCGACTGTTCTTTGCTTCGACACCGCGCTTCCAGGCAGCGACTACGCCGGCGTTAGTTGTTCGTTTCATCTTTGTTTTGCTCACACGTCGATAGCGATTACTCGCTCGTTGGTTTGAAAGTAGGGGCGATCTGCGTAGATCTTAGTCGTCATCCACATGCGCTGACATGCGCTTGCGATTGGCTTAGGGGCACAGAGATCGGTCAGGATAATGTGACCGTCGAAACTATGCGCGTTGACGTAGCGCGTTGGAGCGTTAAAGCAGGTTCCACCACACATAACACGTTCCCACTTGCGGGTTTGGCCTTTTTTCCAAACATAAATCTTATCTTCTCCGACTGCAGAGTCAAAGGGGATCACCGTGAACTCGGCAATATCAGCCAGTTCGTTCAACTCGGAGAAGAACGTAGCAAGCATTTGATCGTCCACGGATCCACTTTGATCGATGCTAATAGCGATCTTGGCATGCCGGCGCACGCGCTTGCCCGGATGGATGCGCGGGTAGCGCTTGTTAAGCCGGCGCGGTGTGCTGCGCTTGTCTGATCGCTGTGAAGTCTTAACAAAGTACCGAAGCACCTTCTTCCAGTCCACGCGAGTAACGATCCGCTCCAAAATATCCTTTCGCATGCCGGAAGAGACGGATCCCCAGTTGCGCGACTTCTCGGCATCTTCTGCGGCCTTTTTGATTGCGTCCTTCAACCGCTCCTTAGCAATCTCGCCAGCAGTGCCCTCGGTCTCGCCGAAAGCGTCGTGATCATCGAACGAATCCATGCCGCCGAAAGCATCCCCGGGCTGACCTTCGCCGGGCTGACCTTCGCCGGGCTGACCTTCGCCGGGTTCGCCTTCGCCGGGTTCGCCTTCGCCGTGCTCCTGTTGCTTCTTCTTGAGCGCTTCAAGATACCATTCATAGGTCTTGTTGGCGGGAAGGTCTGAAAACGGACCCTCTCCGGGGATACAGCCCTTCATGGGCTCGCCCGAAGGCATCACCGGACCCGGCTCCGCATCATTCGGCAGCTTGCCCGCCATTTCTGGAAGCCCGTTGATCGCGAGATCCATCGCGATGTTGTCGATGCGTCGGATGCCTTCGCTGGGCTTGCGTCCGGTGACGTGCTCCAGAATGATATGATAGAATTCGTGCATCAGGACGCCCAGCTTATGATCGTCCTTCAACTGTGACATGAACTCCGGGTTATACAGCAACTCGAACTGCTGACGGTCGGGGTTCACGCGCACACCGGCGGTTTCGATTGCGGTCGTCGGGGTCTTGTCGATCCGTCGCGACAACGACGCGAAAAACGGCTCACTCATGAGGAGGCGAGCGGTGTGCATGTTGAGATCGAAAGGAGGGGTAGACATGTGGGCGAATTCCTTAGCTTACTCTATAAGTATACAGGCAGAACGGGAGAAGGTCAAGAGGATTCTTGTCAAGAGGGTGTCAAGAGGCGTCCCGATTCAGTTCTTCAATAATTTCAGCTACTTCCGCCTTGGTCAGCATGCGATCCTTACGTCGCTTGTTCTGGCCAGACATCAGCTTCTTGTAGCGCTTTGGCGCGTGCTTGCAAACAGCGATGTGGGGGATACCGCAGCGCTCCATGCGCCGGAACGTTTCCGTCGTAGGCGCGAGCTTATCAGGCTTAGTAAGGATCGTCTCGGTCGCGGTCAGCTTGCCGTCCACGACGGATACAAGAGTTTGGCTAACGTAGTAGGTCAAGGGCTATCTCCAGTAGATGATTCATTATCTCACAAACGAGCGCAGAAGTCAAGAGAAAAGTTGTCAAGGGACTGTCAAAGGATGACGGGTCGAAGTCGAGCGGGGGATGCTGCGAAGCGCGTAGAAGGTTTGTTTAGAGCCCTCCAGCGCGCCCATAGGATGGATGGATCGGTAGCTGACAACGGGGGCTCAGAAGCGAACCTAAGAGACTGCGCGCCTGTACTCCGCTGCGATCTGCATGTCGTGCTTCCATGTAGATCTTCCATCTTCAAAAACCTTATAGAGAAGCCGCCTCGTAGGCATCGCAGTGCGCCCGTAGATCTGACGACCGGACGGGCGACTTTCAAGGATAATAGCGATTCTTCCAGTCTTTACGCGAATGAGAAGCTCCCCGATCTCAAAGGTATGTTTAGGCGGCGTCATGATCCTTAACCGGGATCAGATATTCGGGATGGAAAATCATCTCAAGACCACTCTTAAGCCACTTTACTCGATATCGAGGCTTAAGCGGGCTTTCTCCCTGGTGAGTGATCTCTATGACCATGCCGGGGCCGCTCCTCTCAGTGAAAACACGGTCAGGCGATCCCCGGGCTAAGTGGTTGGTCATATAGACCAACTCACCTAAAACAAAGGTTGGAGCCCCCATATCACCCGCCCAGAATGGCAACAAGGTGATCACTCACCCGCCCCCCGGCGCTGGTAGTCGCCTTGTGAAGCGCGATCACGTTGTCCACACAATCGGCGTCTCCCAGAACGGTCCACATCTTCATGGCCACCTCGGAAGGGAGCGAAACGAAGTAGTCCGCAAGGTTCTGGATGCGCACGTCGGTCAGCGCTGCCTTGAAGGTCTCCGCTGCCTCAAACTTCTCGATCATAGCAGCGTGATCGTTGATCCCCCACTCGGCAGTCTTATCGATCTGCCCATGGTCAAGAAGATCTTCAATGGTAACCTGCCACTGGTAGTTTACCACGAAGTCCTTAAGGGTAACCGCAGCCTCAAAGCCCAGGAATGCGTTAGCGAGATTGAAGAGGAGATCGAGATCGCCCTTATCCTCGAAAACGCCGGATGGAGCAGCGGTATCGTTGAACCGCTTCCAGCTACGACGAGAAGGATAAACCTTGTTAGGCTCGAAGTCGCTGCGGTGTTCCAAGTGATTGCGGTTCTGGTTAATGAAGTCCCAGACTACGCTATCGACCTTGCCATTAGCCCACTTGAGCCAATCTTCATCGGTCGGATCCACGTCAAAGACGGTCCAACGGTCCAGTTCAGCCGGATCCATTTCGCCGACTTGGTACTGCGCGCCATGGTCACCACCGTTGACGGCTGCGACGATCAGGGTTTCCGGGTGCAAGTGCCACCCGTTGATCTTGCGGCTATCGGTAAGCTCAAAGAGACCCTGACGAACCTCCATAGTCGCCCGGTCCACTTCATCGAGGAACAAGAGCACGGGCTGTTCGCATGCGGTGACAAGCCAGTCGGGCGCGTTCCACGTCGTCGCCTTGCGACCGTTGATCGCGGTGTCTGCCGTATCGGGCAAGCCGAGAAGATCGCCCTCGGTCATCTGAGACGCGCGCCGCTCGACAACGGGAAGGTTGCGCTGCGCTGCGATCAGGTAGACCACTTCGGACTTACCGACGCCATGGCGACCGCGAAGAAGCACGGGAAGGCGAGCGTCGAGGATATGAGGGGCGACGGACAGGAAAGTAGCGAAATCAACGGACATGGTAGAATCTCCAAAGGAGTGGGGGGTTGTCTCTATCTTACTTACTAAGTATACAGGAAGATCGGGAGAAGGTCAAGAGGTTTCCTGTCAAGAGAATGTCAATCGCCGCAAACATCGGGCGGACTCCAGTTCTCGTACTGCCAGAGCGAGATCCGCCCATCCTGACAGAGCCCGTCAGTCCAGTTGTTCCAAGCTTCGCTACGGGCGATCCAGTCGGGGTGACCGTCAAACTCATAAGCGTGGACGACCATAGGCATAATGCAGTCGGCGAAAAGTTCGATCGCCGCGTCCCGGGTCAGGACGTAGGAGAGATTGTTCATAAGGTTCCTTTCTTGATGATGTCTTATTATCCCATATGCGGGAGAAGAAGTCAATAGGATAGTTGTCAAGAGAATGTCAGAGGATGAAAGTGAAGGTTGAAAGGGAGATATAGGAGTGGCGGGGGGTGCCGCTGTCCTTGCCGCGCCACTTTGCCAGCCGCGTTTTCACTGCCCGCTGCGGGGCGCGCCTGCCTGGGGAACTCAGCCCCCATTTTTAGGACAGGCACGGGTTCATTCGCGGCGTTGAACCCTTACAAATAATAAGACCCCCCGCCACTCCAGTCTCAGTTATCTTAGCATAATATATTTCTTTCCTACTTTTTCCTCTTGGGAGCGCGAGCGCGCTTAAGGTGTCGCTCCTCGCAAAGAAGAGTTTCGACGCCGCCGATCGGCAGGAGCTTATAAATCTTGTTGCCCCGCGCTGCGCTGTTGGGCACCTCTGCGTTAACGCTGACCACGATAGCCATGCCTGCCTTGCACTTCTGGCGAAGCTCCCAACGGGCACCAGCGCCCAGCGCGACCATCGAGCCCACTGGGAACTTCGGGGCTGAAAACCAGCCTGCAAGCACCTTTTTCGCGAACTTGTTATCGGTCACGCGGTTATACTGGCCCATCGACGGGACGATCTCCGGGTTAGCGCGGAATGCCTGCACTTGGCGACCATAATATCCACCGCGCCCGTAGTAGGTCATCACAATGCGGTAATGCTCGGCCTTTTCGGCATCCCAGGCAGCGATCCACGCTTCGCGCTCAGCCATCTGATCGTCGCCATACTTTTCTTCAATCCCAGCAAGAATCTCAGTCTGCCGGTCAGAAAGTGACCGGCCGGCGCGAAGTTGGCTTTGAACGCTGGTAATGAAGCCAAAGTCCCAACTGCCTTCTCCGGCGATCTGCTCGACGCGACCGATGATCACATCAAGCTCATCAGCACCCGCGATAGGCGTGGGGCGTGTAGCATACCTCTCCTCCAACTGGAGAAAGCAGCGACGGCGACCGGTAGTCAGGGAACCCTTCCGCCTGTAGTGGCTGTAAAGGCTACTCGCGAACGTGCGGTCTCGCGAAGTAAGGTAATCCTTGGCGAGAAGGGCGGCGAAGCGGTCGTGGTAAGTGATGCGGGGCATAGGTTCCTCGATGTTTACTTAGTAAGTATACAGGAAGATCGCGAGAAGGTCAAGGGTTTTTTGTCAGGAGAAGGTCAAGACTTGTCAGAGCCTCGCAAACGCCGGCGTTCGGCAGCCATTGATCCCGTTCTAACGTCACTATCGGCGAATGCCTCGCGCCGGCGCTCCTTAAGCGCCTCGCGACCGTCGATCCCTGCGTCGATGAACGCGAGGGCTGCGGGCGGCGGACTGTCGCGCCAGCCGTCAAAGTGCCCAGCCCTTTCAGCACGCAGATCGATGGCGAGATCGTCAAGTTCCTCGATCAAGTCCGCCATTTCCGGCGAAAGGGATGAGCTTGACGATCGCACCTCTGCGATGCGCGAGTGAAGCGCTTCCATCAAAAGGTCAAGTTCTCGGTCTGTCAGTTCAATCGTTCTCACAAAATCCTCTCAAGTGATGTATCATTATCGCATGCGACAACGGCAAAGTCAATAGAAATATTGTCAAGGGAATGTCAGGCATGCGCGCAAAGGGCGGAAGCCGCCTTCAAAAGCCCCATATCAGCCTGAACCTCTGGGGACTGGAGCCAATCCAGCGCCCCCTCAGTGATCACCCAGCCGTTCATCCAGTCGCCATTAGAACGGAAGCGCTCGATAAGCCCCTCCAAAACCAGCATATCAAGAGCTTCGCGGGTTTGATCATCGGGGGCAAGCTCTGGAAGGTAAGCGTGATCGTCACTTTCCAGCATTTCCGAAAAAAGAGACACTTCGAATGGCGACAGTTTGATGCCGCCGACAGTGTAAAGGTTTGTTTGCATATGAGTTTTACTCCGGGGAAAGGTTTATCTAACCCTTAAGGGTTCTGAAGTGTGCGATAATGTGAGGCGACTCCTCAGTGAGCCACCAAGCAGGGGGTGAAATTTTCTCGCCCGAAACACCGCTTACGATGACATGAGAGCGCCACCCTACTTTTTCGTTTTGTGGATCCCAGCCACCGAGTGTGCTTCCGGTGGTATCCGAGAGGGCCCCGAGGGTGTCATCGAAGCGCGCAGCCACGGACGCTGAGCCGTCTTGCCTCTCGACGTGATAGTGGGGGATTTTCACAGTATGCCGCCCCTCAGATGGGCTACCCAAGCAGTCGATGCGCGCAAGAATCACCGGCTCTCCGGGGCTCGTATAGTTGATCTCAGACCACTCAATAGTGCGAACCATGTGGAGCGCGTCACGTCGTTCCCACAGGCCCTTAAAATAGCCGGTAACGCTCACCTTAAGAAGCGCACCGTGAGCCACCCCAGCGGCGCGCAGACTATCGAGAACAGCTTTTCGGTACGCACGATTAACGTCGTGTGCCCGGGCAATATCAGCCTTGAGCGTGGCACATGTGCGCCGGGTGTGGCCGATCCCTGTCTTGCCATCGCTCCATCCAACTTTATGCTTACAGTAGGAACAGCGGCGCTTAGGTCCGCGCTGACCTTTCGGAAGCACCGTGCCGGTAATCGGGTGTACGCCGGTGCGTCTTGCGATCTGATCTGCGAGGCTGTTAACGCTGTTTTCATAACTGGTTAAATCTGTACCCAGCTTTTCTACTTCAGCCATTCGCGTCCGGAACCGCTTAAGTTGTCCCTCCAGGCGCGCCGTTTCCACCGGGCACGATCGCTTATTGTGACCGGACTTATAACATACGCTGCACCTAACGGTTCCGCTCCAATTTCCCATGAGTAATCTCCTCTCAGTTAAAGTAAAATGTTTTCTGACTTGATGACTTATTATCTCATGAGCGAGAGCAGAAGTCAACCATTAAGTTGTAAAGGGAATGTCAAGGGACGATTTCCAAACTTGAGCCTACCATACGAACGGGCTTCGCCTCGCCAGCCCAAAGGACAAGCGGATCCCCCTTGTCGGGATTCACGCGCCCGAAATGATCGAAGGCGATCAAGATGCCGACGATTTCGCGCCGGCGAAAAGACCCGTGCTTGCTCCGAACCAGGGAGCCGGGGGGGATATCGCACCTTGTAATCATGCTTTCGCCAACTCTTTCAAAGTGGCGATTGCAAGGTCAATATCGCCCTGGTCGTTGTTCCGCACCCGAAGGTTCCAGAGAGCCCTCGAAATGAATCCCCTTGAAAGCTCCATACGAAGCTGGGGCATGTCCATATTCACGAGGATTTCAACGAGGATTGCGATTTTCATCTGTCGTTCTGTGATCATGTATACATTATCTCATATGCGGAGGCGGAAGTCAAGCCGATCTTGTCAAGAGAGTGTCAACCCTCCCCTTTCAGATTCTGCCAGTGGGCATCCACGAACAGCGCGCAGTCCTTCAGTCCTGATAACCGAGGTTCTTCAGTCATCTCGCTAATGCGACAGTCAGCAAGATGCTTTTCGCACCGTTGACCGTAAAGGCGAATAAACTTGATAAGGGCGATCTTGCTAAAAGAGACTTTCCCGCTCCCGAATGCGGCATGCTTTACGTGCTTCTGCCTCAGCATACGCGCGATCTTGTAAGCGTCTTCCAGTCCGTCAGGATCGGTAGTGTCGAGTACGATTGTCATTTTCATTTGATAATCTCCATATCGTCGGCGTGGACCCCGAGGAGGACTTTCCCGCCCACAAAATGAACCTCAAACAGATCCTCATAATCGAGGATGTTGCCCCATATCAAGCCAATGGTGCCGGGCGATACGGCGATACCGCGCGCGACCGTTACTATGCGAACTAAATCACCGACTTTCATTTACTGCCTCCAGATGATAACGAAAGTACCAGTTGCCTGCTCCACAGACCGCACGAAAGTTTGGATCCATCGTATAAAACCATTTCGCTCGGTATTCATGCGGAAAGGCGCGGGTGAAGTCGCTGCGGTGCTCCTTCGGATCTGTTTCTCTTATTCCTGTTATGATACCCATAGTCCCATCGGTGCGTAAGCGCACCAGATCACCGACTTTCATTTAGAACCTCAAGGTTGTTATCTGTTCCGCAGAACACACCCTCTGGAAACAGTACCACCCACACATTACAGGTCCACGCTGGATTTCGTTCTTTCTTCTCTACGATCAACCCCACAATATTCTGTTGGGTATGTCTTACCAGATCACCGACTTTCACTGATCACCTCGGCCAGTCCGGAGCACACGCGGCGCCTGCCTTGCTGCGTAAGAACCCAAAAGGCACCGCCAGAATAGACCGACTCGACCACGATCCCGATCAGCGCCCCTTCGGGTATGGTCCAGCGCACCAGATCACCGACTTTCATTTTAGTCTCCCAGCTTGACAGGTTTGCGGCAGGCACGTTTGTTTGCTTGTTTCTTCTTATCCTGTTGGACAAGGCGAAGACCGCGCGCGCGAACCATTTCGCCACCATCGGCGTAGAACTCGGCGCGTTCGATGGCGCGCCGGGCACGAACATACTTCATGATCTCTTCGCGGCGAGGATTTTTTGATCGTTTGCGACCCATTACATCGGCTCCATAAGATAGGCGGACATCCATGCAAAATACACGAACGCGAAAATCATGACCGCGCCCGCTACGTCTTCAAAATGCTGCTTCATCTGAATCCTCTTTCTTGATGATGATCTATTATCCCACAAGTCCAGCCAAAAGTCAAGCCGATCCTGTCAAGAGGATGTCAACCCTGATAATCGTCGTTCAAAATTAAGTCTTCCTTGAGAACGCGGATCTCACGATTTTTTGCGCCCACAAGGCGCACCGTGAAGATCGTCCAATGCCCTGGCTGGAAGGGTGTTTTAGATATCTGGTGGTGTGCCTTAATGATGAATCCAAGTTGCCCCAGAGGCCGCCCGAGTCCTGCTCTCGTAATCCTAACAAGGTTTCCGGGCTTCATGCTGTCAAGGTCGTCCGGTTAACTTCGATGTTATAACCCCGTTCGAGCGCATGATCACCATCCCACACACAAGCCGCCCACATGCGAAAAACCTGCCACAAGTGCTCAACTGGCATTTCGCGTAATTCGTGGAGCGCCCATACCAGACTATCATCGGCAGGTTTTTCGCAATCGGGTCCAGGGAAGTGGACATCCATCGCGTGGATTGCTCCCTCTTTGTCAGTAGCGCCCAGGAATTCCAGCACTGCGGCAATTGCGGCAATTGCGGCACCCTTCTCGGTCAAGTGCGTAGAACATGATAGTTCCCAATCGTGCATTGTTTGCATTACCCAAATGGTCACGGGCTTCTCTTTTCTTTGCTCTCGGCCAACAGTTTTTCAACCCACGCACCATCAAACTCGGCTGCATACTGATCGCGAAGCACCAACAATGTTTCGCCGTCCTTCACTTCATTCCGCAGCTTGTAGCCGGGGATAAGAAACTCAGTGCCGGGAGGCATACCGATGAAGACGGAACACACCGCGTAAGGCACAGCCTTCCAGCGCGTTTTTTGTTCGCCAGTGCGCTTGTCTTTCCAGCTACGCCGGAAGCGCCGGAAGCGCATGTCAATCACGCGAGCCTGAAGCATGCCGCCATCGGGCTTGCGGATCATCACGATGTCGTCTTTGTGTAGATAAGCCATCTATCGGAGTCCTCCTTTGACTCTATGTATACATTATACGCTCAAATAGCGCGCAAGTCAAGCCGATCCTGTCAAGAGATTGTCAATCGATCTCGTCAGGGTCATAGACTCCCCAATCATCCTGTCCGAAGCCGCGATAAAGCGTGGTCCCGTCAGCGCGCTTCAAGTAGATATAGCTGACATAGGAGCTTTCTTCTGGGCAATCGGGATCTGTCAATAGCTCAACGCTACCTGATGCGGCGTGATAATGGGGGCCACTATCCGTCAAGGATGCCATACCGCATGTAGTCGTCCCCTTCAAAACGATCCCATAAAGTTCATTATGCGAACGTTTGTTTACTTGGCCCCACATATGGTTAGGGTAACCGTCTAACTGACAATAAGTGCCGAGATAACCATCGGCGGTTTCAATGTAAATGTGTGAGCGCGTGCCCATGTTTTTGTCCTCTCTCTCTAAAAGCTGATGCGGATCCTGGTATACGGGTAAATGCCCTCAAAGCCATAGCCGCGACAAACAATATCTTCACTCTCTTCGCCAGTGCGAACGAAGCGATACATCTCGCAAAGATCGATCTCCTCTCCGTCGATCTTGATCATGTCACCCTCGTCTAACTTGTCCATAAAGTTCTCAACAGCCTGGACTCCCGCATAGGACTCGTACCACTTGATGCCCTTCCAGTGAAACATGAGTGCATCCTCTCGGTCGATCACCGCGTCGGCATCGTGACACAACTCATAAGCCCTCGGGCAGCTTGTAAATACGTGTACTAACATACCCTCGATGCGCTTGTCTACGGCCAGCACGACCTCAGAACGATAACCCATGTTTGCTTTCCTTTCTTGAGCGTTAAATATATTATAGACGATATCGCGCCGAAAGTCAACCCCAAAGTTGTCAAGGGAATGTCAAGCCTCTGAGGCGCTGACAAGTTCCAGCCATCCAAGTTTTACTTTCTTGCGAACTTGGAGCGTGTCAGTATAACAAACGTCTACTGCTCCACCATAGGTTCCCGCAAAGTGTCCCATACCGTGAGCTATCATTTCGCGATCTGTTGCGTCAATGAAGCGCGCCGAGTACACATCGCACATGACGGTGGCCAACCTCCCTCCAAAACGGAACCTTACCAAATCGCCTTTCTTATAATTCATTTTCATTTATAACCTCGCACTGGAATGCGCACCATTCTACTTCTTTCCCATTATAAAGCACAACAATATCCTTAAAGCCAGAAGGGGATGTGATAGGTCGAAGAAACAGTCCAATGTGTATTTTCGTAGGCACACCGCAGGTGTAATCTGCCCATTTCACCAGATCACCGACTTTCACTGATCACCTCCAAATAATGACGAGGGTCGGGATAGGGCTTCGGCATGCCGTTCCATTGTACCATGAACCGCCCATCAAGCGGATTGACGCCGACAATGATACCAATGAGGCCTTCACTCCGGCGAGGCCATCGATTCCGTCGGACCAGATCACCGACTTTCATTGATCACCCTCCAATCGCGAGCGCGCTGCCACCCGTCGCCTTCATCCAGCAACCTGATCCAGTTCACGTCGCCGTCGATGGCCATGAAGTTTAACTCTATTACGAGAAACACTTTGCCAATCTCTTTGGTTGATGGACACCGATGCTTTACCAGATCACCGACTTTCATGTTAATACCTTAAAACGATCAAGACTAAAATGAGATACCGTAGTGCGCGCGCCGTAGTACGATGGCAACGGCTCGAACCACTGCACAGTAACATGGTCTTTATTGTCGGCGGACTTCTCTCTCGATGTGAAACTTGTGACGTAGCCAACGTGCCCCTTAAAGGTGCCGTAAATGGGTGGTTCGCCCATTGGCAAGCCGACGTATCTAATAACCGATCCAATCATGACAGCAGTATACCCTCTATAAGTAGAAAAGTCAAGCGGCTCTTGTCAAGAAAATGTGTCGCCATCCATGTGGCGGCGAATGAAAGCGCAAAGGTGGTAAGGGCCATGGCGGCAATTATCAACTGGCTTCTCATATTCATACCTATAATATAGCACAGCATGTCCAGCGAGTCAAGTCCGAAATTGTCATGAGAATGTCAAGCGCTAGCACCTAAAGCATGCTCGAAGGAAAGGTTTGTTTGGCGTTCTTTTCATTCCCCTCCCCTCCTGTCAAACAGGTCTTCCACGGATCCCGTATAGCTATGTGGGGCCATTTCGCGCAGATTTTGTTGAGTGCGCCGGGCGATAATTCGGTTAGCCGTACGATCTCCACATGTCAAGCAAGTAGAGTAACCAAGTTGCTTGCGCTTATAATTGTAATCATCCCCGCATCTAATGCAGGTCGCGTGTCTATCATCTGTTTCATTTGTTTTCATAATATTCTCCTTCTGAGTTAAAGAAACGAAATCGTCGTCTCAAATTGAAAAGGTTCGCTTCCAGTTCCGTACTCCTTCTGCTGTTTCCCATCTCGCTACAGTTAGGCTGGCAAGGCCGATGCCATTGGATTTGCCACGTAGGACTCCCAAACCACTCGTCACGGTCCATGAGAATGCCCACTCTACCAACGGGAAATCCCGCGTTGTCCCCACAAATAATCATATCGCCATGGCGAAACTTATACCTATGCTGACGCTTTCTTGGATTTTTTCTCATTCCATCCCCACCCATTCAAAATAAGATCCTAGCCATTCCCCCGTGTGCCCAGCGGTATATATAACGGTAATCACTTCGGTGCCATCGTATAAATCCTTATCTTCATGTTCACGAATCGACACAACACGGACTGCATCCAAAATATCGACGGGGTGTCCCTTTTTTATAAAGTGGTGTGCGCGTCCCGGGTCCATTATTACCCAATCTCCAACTTTAAATCTCATTATCACTCCGTAATTCGTGGTGGTCGCGGGTTCTTTGCGGGTGCGGAAGGAAAAATTTACCGCGAAGTTTTGTCGTCCAATCCTCGCTAAAATGGTGGGCCCGGTGGGAATCGAACCCACGACCAATCGCATATAAGACGACTGCTCTAACCACTGAGCTACGGGCCATTAACATTTCTAATCCGTAACCAATGAGTAGATGGCAATTGCCACAAGCACAAAAGCAATACCGGCTGCAATAGCATCAAAAAATCCCATTTGTTTTCTCCCTTATTTTAAATGGCTCCCCCTGCTGGACTTGAACCAGCGACACTCTGGTTAACAGCCAGATGCTCTGCCAACTGAGCTAAGGGGGAACAGGTATGGCACTCCGAGTAGGATTTGAACCTACGCCCCTCGGCTTAGAAGGCCGATGCTCTATCCAACTGAGCTATCGGAGCATATAGATATATTACCACAAACCAATCCCCCCGTCAAGAGGAACTGGCGCGCCAAATTCTTTTTCTTTATGTGGGCTCAATAAGATAAAGCGGACATTCTACAACTTTGCCCTCGTAATGATTACGCTTCCTGGGAATGCCTACCGAGCCTTCGGGTGTCTCAACCACACAAATTTCATCTTCGCATCGATCGATAACACACTCTGGAACTTTCGGCTGCTCCACAGCCAACAATAGTAGTAAAATCATTCTTCGTTCTCCTTAAATAAAATGGTGGGGGATGTGGGATTCGAACCCACGACCGGCGGATTAAAAGTCCGCTGCTCTGCCAACTAAGCTAATCCCCCTTAATAAAAATTGCCCCTCCAGCACCAAACTCGCTAACTCTCATTGAGTTTAATCGGTGGCATGCGAACAAAGGCGAACGTCACTTCGCCGCTGAACAAGGGGCTGACAATGGTAGCTCCGATGGGACTCGAACCCATAAGCCCAAATCGGGCGTCAGATTTTAAGTCTGATGTGTATGCCAATTCCACCACGGAGCCGTGTCCTTGATTACTCTAATAATATACCATTCCACGTCGCAGAAGTCAACACCTTTTGTGTTAAGAAAATGTCAAGAAAAGTGAGACACTCTCAGTACCTCAACTTCCCACGTAGTAAAGAACCGACGCCTACCATCTATACAAAGAACTTCATAAACCGTCTCGCGATCAAAAAAGATAAACCGATCATCACGAACGGAAAGGATGATGCCAATAAAAAAAGGCTTTTTTACAAGCTGCGCAGCCATACCCGGATAATAAAGATACTCATAGTCGTATTTGCACACGACGAGATCCCCTATTTTATATTTGTTTGGGTCGGCCACACAATAAGTATGCGTTCAACTATACTTTCTTACCCATTCTGTTTTGGGTACCATACCGGCGCTAAAAAATGCCATACTCAAACTCCATTTAAGATTTCGAACTCATCATGTATCATATGTAACAATACCCACCTCCCGTCGCGCACACAGACTACAGCTACCGAACGCGGATCCGCCTGGGAAACCTCCACAACTACCCCATACATATATATGGGCTCGTAGGGGTGAACGCCATCAGAATGAGGACTGGCCGCAAAGTAGGCGTAGTCTACAACCCATCTTACCAAAACCCCTCGTTTTATCTTGTCAACCACACAGTAATTATGGCCAACTCTGCTTGATCCCAATTATATCGCAAGCAGAGTAGCCTGTCAAGCGCTATTCTTTTAATTTAGTCTTCACAACTTTGGCCACACGTCCGCCGCCACGGTATTTAATCCATACATCGACCTTGCCTTTCAGCGTATTTCGCAAATTAACGAGAGTGGGCTCGGACTTAGCGCCCTCTAAATCAAGAACGACAGAGCGATAGCCCGAATTTGCTATCTTGAGAGCATCACGATGTACGGCTCTAATAGAGGAGTAGGCACCATAAAAATTATCTTGACCGTCAAACAAACAATAAATATAAATTTTAGTCATATCGGCTGCCGGTCAACGACTGAGGCGCGTCAAGCATCTCTGCAGTTAAGAAGATTATGTTTTCATAAAAGGAAATTTCTTGCTGTTTGACGGCAAGTTCTCGCGAATCGCATGTCGTTAGTGCCGCTTCATATGCCTCTTCCAATTTTAAAAGTCGTTCCAACGTCGCACCAAAACAATGAAAATAATAAATGCCCAGCGCAAAATCTTCCATCTTTTGTTGAGCTTCTCCAAAAGGACCACTTGTAAAAAAACTATTTTTACTCATTTCTTGCACCCTCCACAACCCCCTTTGACTCGACTGATGCGCTCTTTTCGATCCAGCTTAATCTTGCGAAAATTCTCAATGTTATCTTCGATCAACCGACCATTTGCCAGGGCTTTGATTTTTCCTTCCTGCGGCTTAAATGCTCCGCACAACACAATTTGTTGAGTAGGATTGTGTAGTAAATATTCGCCAGGGACTACCGTACACTTCGCGCCAATATCTTCAAACTGCATCTATTCCTCTCTCAATGTCATTAACTTATCGTAAGCCTCATATTTAAGTTTACTAAGGCGTTCTAAAACTCCATCTCGACGTAAAATCTTAAAAGCAATATTCTCGGCAGAGAACTCAGCCTCTTCAGACTCCAGTCCCGCCTTCCGCATGTCGCGGATCTTTTCCTTGATTCTCTCAATGCAGCGCAATGCCTGCTTATAATCTTTCCGGTTGTCCATCACTTCATTGGCCACACAATCGAGCCTATCTTTGTAATCTTGTGCCTTCTTATCGGCCGTCGCAAAGTCAATATCTCCTCTTTCCCGGGGAGGAAACTTCAGCCACTCATTCTGCAGCAACGAATATAATCCCGACGAGCGGTGATCTTCATTGGCATCCTCCACGTAGATTTCCACCTCGAAACCATGCACCAGAATGCGATGTAAGCCGTTCCAGCGCATGCGCGCTTGGTCAAAAAAAGCTTTTACTAGTTCTACGTTCTCGTTAATTTTAGAGAAATCTACGAGGAAATGAAGGTCTATATCAGAATACTTAGACCAATTATAATTGGCAAGCGAACCGGTCAATCTAATGTCCTCGATATCTAACTCAATGTCCAAACCTTCAACGAAATCATTTACAATCTCCAATAAACGTTCTCGCACTTCACTGTTTAATTGTTCATCTTGCCAAATATCCGGCTGTAATTCATCATGCGGAATAAAACTCGATTCTTCAGCTTCTTCCAAAGACGGTCCGGAGATATCATTAAAGCCCTTTCCCTTGAAGGAAACCGAAACGTTCTTAAAGGGGCTTCCCTTTTGAGCGCGCTTTGAACCCTTGGTGGACCCTACGCCGTACTCTCCCATGTCGTGCTTAAGACGCTTAGGTTTCACGCGGTTGCGATAAGAGTTTGCTTTCTCCACCAATTCTTGAAAATCGCGCCAGCTCATGGTCTATTTGTCACCTTTCTCATAAATAGTTTGTTCACCATCTTCAAACGTAATGATAGTATTATTTGTGGGATGGCTCGTAACATGAATCTTTACAAAATCATCGTACGCATCAAAAAATGCGATAGAACCTCGGGGAGCCGGCGTCAGCCAATGGATAACAGTGTGCCCGGTGGCAAACGTCGCGCCCTCGATTACCACACCGTCGCCAGAAATGCCAGTTTCGTCATTCTGCCGGCAAACCGTAAACGCCCTAATTCCCTCGGGGGCCCGGTTGCTCGGTTTTTTTGGCTTCAAATCTTCCGGCTCTGTCGAGGTGAGTGTATGTTCAACCTCTTCGCTCATCAGGCATCTCCTTTAGGCTTAATATCCAACAAAGAATCCAAACAAATTTCCCTAACCGCTTCATATGCTGCGCGGTCGGCCTCGTATTCATCGGGGCACCCTTCGCGCAGTTCCACATCATTCTCATAACGCTCTTTTAAATCGGAAACGGTCTCTTTCATTTCATTTAAACGTTCTTGCAGCGTTTTAAATTGTTTAAGCATCTCGCCATAACAATTGCCTTTTCCTTTATTATTATTTTTCATTCCAGTCTCCTATCTTGAAAGTATATATCAAATTATTTTGACAGTGTAGTCCAATCTATCTTAAAAGCCGGCACTACAATCACTATATCCTCTAAAACATCAATACCGTATTCCGTACGCCCAATATCGATGGCAAGAATATAACCAATAAAATCCCCCTGCGCAGTAAAAACCCCGGATCCCGAAGCGCCACCCCATGCAAATGAGTTAATGTAAATATAATCACCGTCAGCATAGCCAATTATTCTGCCGTCCAAAGTCAGCGGACCTGTGCTATTGGGATATCCGGTATAAAAAACTTTTGTTTGAGTTGAAAGGGATTCTTTCCACTCGGATGGCCGAGGCGTTGCCTTGGGCAAGTGAATCGGCGTAAGTGATGGAATCTCTTCAACTTCTATGATGGCATAATCAACTATCGGGTCTGTTGTGACCATGCGCGTGCAAGGCGCAAATCCCTCTTCTTCAGACCAAATGCGTGTAAGCTCGCAATCACCAACCAACCCATGATTAACGGTAAGAACGTAATAGCTCCCCTTTGAAACAAAATAAGTGCCCGTTGAGCTAGCAACGCGACCCTCATCCGACATCGATAAAATACGCACGCTGCTCCGACGAGAACTCTTCAAAGTTTCTTGTTCCTCTTTGGAGAGAACCGCAGAAACATTATCTAATGCGCTAATTTCCTTGACTGATGGAAATTGTAAAGACTTAAAAACACTCACGAAAACAAGCATCACCAACGAAAAACCCACAGCTGAAATTCCCAAGATTTTCAGTATTTTTTTGAGTATTTTCATTACATTCCTTACACTTGTCTCTGATAACTAAAGAAAACTGGCAACTCTTCTTGTCCTGCCTCTTTGGCAAACCAAATTAAATCTTCGTTTCCTGTGATCTTAACTCTCCCGTTCTGTCCCAACGCCACATAAACCGGCAATTGGGGTCCGCTTTTAATAAAATGTTTATACCTTCCTTCGAAATCCGTCGTTGTTCCTCTATAGTATCTAGAGCAGTATTCCCATAAATCACTTACTGGCATCATAACATGATATTGCATTTGATTAGTGTTCATGGGCGTATCATATATTTGAACCCCTCCCTCGACCCAATCTTCCAATACACTTTGAAGTCCCACAGCCGGCGTCGGCATCGTGGGAAGGTATCGATCAGCCGGAGGCGCAACGTACCCTAAGCCGCCCCATTCGCGTAAAGGTGAATCAGCTAACTCGGGTAATCCACGATCCCTGACGGTTACTCCTGTCACCTCTCTCTCAATGGCTGGCACCAAAACAGCATCGCGATAGGTGTCGCGGGCCTGTTGCCCATACAATTCGAATTTGACCTGATAAACTCTATAAACTACATCGGCAGACAGGCGGCGCTCTAAATCAACTCTATGACTCACGGTAGTAACTTCCTCAATACCGCGAATCTGATTTTCGATCTGGCTATCGTAACCGGCAACTTTAAGATCTACCACGCACCCTATCGCAACCTTATAAAGACGGAGGTCAATCGGATCGCGCTCAGTCAGCATTCTATCAATTCTATCAATCTGCTCTTCCAGACTCTCGTTAACGCTGCCTCTAATAATACGAATAAACTCCTCTCTGTCGCCGCGCACCAACGCATCCATGGCGTTAGAGCGTTCTTCATCGCTCAAGCCCTCAAGTGTGTTGCGTGCCGCCACAGATTCGCTACCATGTATTCCCAACTTATTTTGTATTAGCGCGAGTGCTGAAGGTCCGGGCTTCCAGTCTCCGCGCCACGTATACTCTCGGGCATTTGGCACCTGCCACTCGCCCATCCTAGCGCGGACCATAGCCTCCCAGTCATGAGGAGTGAGATCGATGGGATTCCAAATTCCATCGGGACGTAGGCTGCCAATCGACAGGGGACGAAGAAAGTTATCAACGGCTGCGTATTTTTCAAACCTGCTAAACTCGTCCCAATTCTCCTGAACAAACGTCACAACAAACATAGCCTGCTCGGCCGGGTCATCGGCTACGGCAAGGCCGGTCCTCCGCGCGCGGGCAACGTCGGCGAACTTCAACGAAAGTCTACGAGCCAGTTCATTCATGTAAGTGCCATCGAGGGTTTTGCGTTCTTTCTCTTTTGTCTCTTCAAGTTTATTCTGGACAAAGGCTTCGTATGTGTCCGAAACCGCCCGAATGACCTGTTCGGGATACCGATCAATAAACTGCATGAACTTAAGAGCGCCTTCGATCTCTTCTCTAGAGGTCTTAGACTCGATAATGACTTTCATCTTAAAGAAAACTAGCCCGGGCAGCCCGGCCTCGGTGATGTGCCTGGGATCCATCCCAAGTCTAACTTGTGCTGTTCCAAAATCGACCCCCTCGTAAGTGGGGCGATTATACTTCTCTCCAAAATCGAACTCTAACTGAGCCTCGGCATACCCATTGGCTGCGTCTTCTAGGGGCTTCAGTTTTTCGGACAACATGTTCATAAAAGGCACGCCGGGCCTCACCTCTTTGCCGCCGTAGCTCGTGCCGGCAACAAGCTCGCCGGCGCTTCCGAATACAAGGCGCAGAGCCTCTATAGTAGTGCCAAGTATACCAGGAAGATAACCCAACTTAGTCTGCGTACTGGGAGTTATGCCGGGCCTCAAAGGTTTAAAGTTGAACCAAATTTCCCCGTCGGCATCGAGATCGCCGTCAATGTCAAAACCCAGTACCTCCCAATTCTTCAGTTCGTCGCTCTGTTCTCTTATGTCATCAATCAATCGATCAAAGTCATTAAATGCAATGTACTCTTCCTTCGCCAAGGTGCGTCTGATCGACTCATATTTCTCATCGTAGTTGCCGTCTATGTCTACTAACAGTGAGTCCGCCCAGTAATCAAAGTCCTGTGCGTCGGCCCCGTCGAAATTGAACCTAAACGTGACTTGGAGCGCGACCCCCTGGATCCAGGGGAGCGTCGTGGTGCTCACTTCCCAGTCGGTCTCTTCGGCGGTGTCATCGGAACCCAAAGCTGAATCCAACGTGTCCGTAAAGTTGCGTTGCTGGGTCCAGTCACCGCCCCACGCGTGGGGAATGATACTATAGCCGCGCTCTTCTTCGGGCCAATCGTAGCCTCCAGGTACCCCTGGCAACTTAGGCCCAAGTTGGTAGTCTCCCTTCCATCCAATCGCAAAACTGAATTCTACGGAGGCGCCTCCGGTAACATACGGCTCGCCGAAGGCATCGTCACCCCCTACTTCCGCATGAAAGCTCATATGGTCAGAGCGGTTGTTTGCTGAATTTAAAACTTCTTCGAGTTCTGTCTCCATCTCCTGCCAAGCGTTATTACTTTCTTCATCATGAATATGTGTGACGTTGCCACTGTACGTGGTAATTTCCGTCCCAGACATAGAAAAGAACGCGTTAAGTAAAGACCCATCGTTAGTATCGCCATAGGAACCCCCATAGCGCTCAAGATAGCTTTGGCGCGGAAGCTCTAAATGTGAAGGATCGGACTCATCAATAAATATTTCCTTTTGTTGTTCCCATGTCCACTCTCGCACTGCGGTTCTGAACCTATCAATGGGCTTTCCATAAAGTCGCGCCTCTGGCACCGCAATCCAATCGCCACTAGCTGTATCGTGAAACTTACGAAGACGCAAACGAGTGGAAGCGCTGATACCGGGAATATCCCGATCCCTATCTCGGAAAATCTCTTGCTTATCGAAATCCCCAATGGGCCGCGGCGCTGGGATTTCATCTTCTTCGGGCCAAGGTTTATTATCAAGTTTAGCCCGAATGGCATCACGCGCCATGTCAGTAGTAATTAAATCCAACGTCTCGGTGGTCGGCATGACCTTTGTGGGGGCGCTCCCTTTGATTATATTAATCCAGGTACCCAAGCCTTCGCTATCGTTGAGACTTTTTAAGGCGATGTCAAACCATTTTTCGTTATTCAATGCGCGAACCATGATTCGTTGTGCCTGTTGCAAGGGAGTTCCGGGGATGTAGCCGCTCAAAAATTCATTAAGTTCCTGTGTCTTCACCAAATAAGCAATCAATCCGTTCCCTAAAGACTCCTCCACTGCACATGGGAAATAGTCCTGGAATTCCGCGTGGCATGAGCTAATGCTGCCGATGTCGCTCATACGTAACACGTCAACGGGATGACGCGAAAGCAAAATCCTCCACTCATCTCCGTCGAGGGTTCCATTGAAAACCTGTTCGATGGTTTCCCAGCCATCGTCATCTGTTGCATAAAAGGTTTGTTTCTTCCGCCACCACTCCAGCAGAGAAGGATCGAGCTTCTTTTGTTTGACCGCTTTGGCAATTGCCTTAGACATGCTGGTACTCTCGGTCTTCGCAATTGTTTCGCCCTTGCGAGGTCCGGCGGGAATTGTAAAATCATAGACCTTTTTAAGATCCAAACTTGCCACCAAGACTTCAACCTCTTGAAAGCCACCACCGGCGGCAGCAAGACGCTCTTTCTTTTGTTTAACATGTTTTGTGAGAAACGCGTCATTATCGCCCGATGGCTTCCATCCATCAGCCTTCAGAACTTCAACTATCTGTACTATCTTCTGAGTGTCGGATTCTAAAAGCGGAACGACAATTCTCATTTTGCCGTCGAAAAGATCGTCAAACTCTGTCTGAATTTGATCTCCCATCTTGGCCATGAATTCAAACGTTTTGCTAATGCCCTCTCTGCTTACCTCATCCAGCCGGATCTTCTTGTCGGCAAATTCATAGAGGTTTTTAAACCATGTAGTAGTAGCGATGTCCATTTATTTGTTCCCTCCACCCTATAAATAGTTGGCTTTTGGCGATTTATCGCCACAGCAATTGGATTAATGCTATTACAAATGCCAACCCCACGCACACCATCGTTTTGGCGGTAAACATGCTTTCATGCAAAAAATACCACGTCAACAAAGGAAAGGTGAGATAAGACAACGCAAAAATTAAAAATCGAGGGCCCCACACCTCCCCCATTTCTGCATATGCCATTCGTATTCCAAGCCAAAAACACAATCCGGCAGGAAGCGAGAAAGCGATCAAAGCCAAAAATGGTCGACCTTTCCACCATTCCCAAACGAACTGAGAGTTCAGGTGAAACCAGCCAAAAGTCTGCCCCACTGCGAAAAGAACGCACGCTAATGCTATTTTAGAAGTTGGCAATTAAAACCTCCTCGCACGCCTCTATATTTTGAGTAGGGTGCCCATACTTGTTTACCAAAATTAAATTATAATCACCCAGCGCCTTCAAGACAGCTTTATGTTTTTTATACAAAACCACCCACTTAAAATCCGACCCCTTTAGTTTATTAAAGAGGCGCTGATGATGAACACGAGACAGATCGGCTACATGTGTAAAATTTCTATCAAGCAAATTGGGTGTATAGGTTCCCACTGGAAAGAATTTAAAATCAGACTTTACGTCCGTGTTTATGTTTTTATCTAGAGCCTCATCGTTGTCCAGCAATACATACAAATTGGAAGTGTCAAGTTTTCTCATGCGCGACATTGCTAAAGGGTTGAACCCCGACCTATCAAAAGAACCACAAGAAGCCACCCCCTGAGTAGAACATCTATTCAGAATAAAAAATAATGCTGAACGATATACCGGATCCCTGTAAGTATGCCAATTTTCTTGAAGGGCTGGGACCAACTCCTCTTCCATCGTGGCGTACACTTCTTCTGCCATCTGCGCAATGCGCTCGGGTGCCTGCTTGGCTGTCCACCAAAACTCATATACAGGATACTTGCTTGTGTGGGCTATAACCATTCTATCGTTCTGGGACAACCCCAACTCCAGCACGCCAGAATAAAGAAGATAAGTTTCAACAATACTCTTGGGCGGAAAGAGATCTTTGAGAATTTTTCCACTCTTGAATTCGCAAGATTGTTTAAGAGGACTTGTCATGAGCAGGCCCATTCGGCAACATATCACTATATTGTTTAATAGCCTCTTCCAAAGACGGCAAATTAGAAGGAGAGTGTGACAGCAATTCATCTAAATCATCTGTTACTGGAGCCGCTCTCGGAACTTGAGGGGACAATAAGCTAGCCTTATACGACAAGTAACCACTAATAATTACATTAATATCGTTCAAGCAATGATCGATAGCGCTGAGTTGGGCTCTTAAATTGCCTAAATTTTCCGTTGTCTTCAAAGACAGAAGCGGCTCATCCTCAGCGCAATAATTTGAAAGATTCTGTATTTTAGAATTTGCGCGTGTTAGCAGCCGGCGCACCTCCCCCTCAAGCTCTTCAATATCTACCGTATATTGTAAATTTACTCTTTGTGACATTCTATCCTCTCAATACTTGTTTAGAGTTGTTTTGAAGCTTTATTTCAACTACATCTGGCGCGCCGACGACTATAATTTCAGTGCCAGTCTGTCCACGGTTAATTGTAATCTTCGAAAACCTATGATTTATATCGAGGCCCTCAGTTAACACTCCGCGCTCATTCAGTTCTTTGATTCTCTTTTCTTCTCTGATCATGATAACATGCTCTGGGTTGACAAAGACATCTCGCAGGATATAAGTGTTCGGGCTTGTCACTGCGCCGTTGGCGCATACTTCAGTTAGTCTTACTAGCATTTGCTTCCTCCATTGGATAGATATGCCTAATCTGCACCGTAGATGTTCGGCCAAGAGCATATACTCGGCAAGTATCTGCGACAACTTGCCCCATAAACACTCCGGTAATGGGCTTTTCAGTCTTTATGACGTTCATAGAGCCATTAGCGGTGAAATCCCACATATTCACATCTTGCGGAATGTGGACTAAATCTCCTTCACTTAACATCTTTTTTACTCCGTTTGAATAATGCCATAGTTGGTGGTAATTAATGTTCCCGCACAACTGACTGCATTTTGAAGCGCCGTTCTTGTCACCTTTACAGGGTCAATAATCCCACTTTCAAATAATTCAACCATCTCATTTTCTCGAAAATTCCAACCCTGACCGTCTTCAGCGTCCAAAACATCTTTAATGATAATATCGGGCGACAAGCCTCCATTGAATGCCATTTGACGAATGGGGGCCTGACATGCAGCCTGGATAATGCTTCCTGCCATCGCTCGGTCCGCGCTGTGGCACTTCTTGTCCAAACTACTAGACGCGCGCAAAAGGGCTGTCCCACCACCACCAATAATTCCCTCTTCTTGAGCAGACCGCACCGCTTCCAGTGCGTCTTCGATCCGATGTTTTCTCTCGGTCATTTCCACTTCTGTGGTGCCGCCTACTCGTATAACCGCAACCCCGGATGCAAGTCGCGTAATGCGTTGCTGAATTGTGTTGCAATCAGTCAAAGATTCGGTAACTTCGATTATCGCCTTGAGGGATTCAATTTTATTTTCCACTTCCTCGATATTGCAATTTCCGTCAACAACCGTCGTAAAGGCCGCTGTGCTGTCAATAAATTCTGCGGATCCCAAATCGCTCATCTTTATATCATGAAGTTTGCGTCCGCTTTCGCGAGTAAGAAAGGTAGCTCCCACCGACAAAGCCAAATCCTCTAATACACTGCGACGTTCTGCGCCATAATGGGGCGCCTTGATTGCTGCCACTTTCATTGTTCCACGCATGGCGTTCATAATCAACGCTGCCAGGGCTTGTCCTTCTACCTCTTCAGCCACAATAACAAGAGGGCGCCCCTCGCGAGCGACCATCTCTAGAGCCGGCAATACCTGCTCCACTGTGCTAACCTTATGATCCGTGATTAAAAAGAGAGGCTCATCATGGTGCATGGCGGAACGACGATCATCCGTAATAAAGGCCCCAGCACAATAACCGGAAGCAAACTTAAAACCCTCAGCGATATCCAAGCTCGTCTCCACGGAACGAGACTCCTCGATGGTAATCGAGCCATCTTGCCCAACTCGATCAACGGCCATGGCAATCAATTCGCCAATCTTCTCATCATTGTTGGCAGAGATTGTCGCAACATGCTTAATGTCATCAATGCTGGTAACTGGGCGCGCGGCTTGTTTAAGGTTTTCAACCACTTCCTTCGCGGCTACTGATAATCCGCGTTGCAATTCCGTAGGCGATACGCCGGCCAGAATATATTTTTGCGCCTCTTGTAGCACCGCTCTAGCCAACACAGTAGCCGTTGTGGTGCCATCCCCTGCATCATTATTTGTCTGCACTGCGGCTTGCCTGATAATCTGTGCTCCCGCATTTTCAAAGGGGTCATCTAGCGCCACAAAAGCGGCCACAGTTACGCCATCCTTTGTAATGAATGGTGAATGACCTTTCTGTTGGAGTAAAACGTTTCTACCTTTCGGTCCCAAAGTTGACGCAACATTGTCTGCCAATATATTCACACCCTTGATGATCTTCTGTTGGAGGGCATCTTTGCTCTCATATGCTCTACTCATTAATACCTCTGAGTTATATATATTATTATAACCTATTGTAGATTATTTGTCAAGGAATAGATTCTTCTGCCTGAGTTTGAATATATTCTTCAGTACCAGATTTAATTTCTTCGGCTGTTATGGCGGCTGCAAGACCATCTTCCTTGTTGCCAGCAACAAAGTATCCATTAATTTGATTTGTCAAGCGTTCGACTTTTTCAAATAGATCAAAAATCTGCTGGTTAAGCACATCAACATATTTTTGTGCCAATTCATCAACGGCTTCTCTCCCAACATTTATTCTTCCGACATAGCCGAAACCATCTTGGCCATAGTTCATATCTTTAAAATACGAGGAACTAATAATAAACTGTGTTTCGCCGGCGGATCCTTCATACCCAGAAGTTCTTGCAATAAGTCCCCAAAATTGTGCCGGATCTTCAACCAAGGCACGTTGTAATATTTTGATGGATGTTCTGTAATCTAAGTAATCTTTGTGGGTGATTGCTCCTATCTTTTTCCAGCGGACATCTCCAGCGGACAACTTTTTATACACGATTGGCTCTCCATCTGGCCCAACCAATTGTCCCTTTTTGGGGTTTTCCGGGTGTGGTATAATTTCGGCGCCGTCTAATACTTCTTTAGCAAAATCAGAATCATAATTATTAATAATTTTCAAATATGTATTGGCAGTTCCAGCCGTTCTCCGGTTGAGGTCTCGCTTTGCGTACAAGAACTTAAGTCTGTCTGCCGGAAATGGATCATAGGTCGTGTCTTGGTTTCCTGGGATTTCTGGTGCAATAGTTAAATCTGCCGGCAATAAAAGCAAGTTTGCGTTTTGCTTACTGCTCATCATCGATTCTAAAAATGTCTTTGCGGTAAAATCAAATTGATAAAATGTAATGTATTCCCTGCCTTTCAACTTAGCTTCAGCTTCCTTTTCTCGAAAAGTTTTAAGAGCCACTACGTAACGCATTCTTCCTTCGGCGCCGGCTTGACCTACATATTGATCAGTTTCTGGATCTCGCTTAAGTCCGCCTGGATCAATAAAGTGATCAACTAAATCTCTATAGCTTCCATGAACATCGCCCGGCTTTTCTGTTAATAGTTTTAAGCTAATCGGATTCTTATCATTATCAACAATATCTTGAATACCTGCAGTGCCGGGTGGAATTTGTTCGCCTTCTAACATTGCGGCCAAGAATCCTTCAAAGGTGAAACCAGCGGCGCTAGCGTTAAAATGTACCATGATATTAGTAAGCGTATCCAACAAGACAATGTGAGTTAAAACCTCTGAGATGTCGTCTGTTTGCGGAGGGCTATCCAAAAAACTATTAATAGCTTGTACCTTGTCGGATAATGTTCTGCCTTTGCCAACAATTTTAGCTAGCAATTTCTGAATTACCTCTCTATCCTTTGTTCCTTTCTTCCCCCACATCTTTTCAGATAGCCTAATGATAGGCATCTTAAGAGTAATTTGTTTAGTCTTGCCTTCTCTCTTTTGTTCCTCTATGGTAAATATGCCACTATCCATCATCTCTTCAATCATTTCAACCAATGACTGCGACGTGATTGTGTTCTTCTTATCGTATTCTTCTCGGAGAATCTTACTTAAATCAAACATTTATAAACCTCATATAATTTCATCAGCGATACCGTACTCTACTGCTTGCTCTGCAGATAAATAGATGTTAACTTTTTGTTCTAACATTTTTTTGAGTTGCTTTTTGGTCATTTTTGTTTCTTCTACTAAACGATTTATATACATTTCTTGCAAGTCTTGGATTGCTTCCATCTCATTAATAAGGTTGTGGATGGATCCCTGGTTGCCGGCAATCACAGAATGAAGCATTACGCGGCAATTTCTTCCAATCTTGCGCTTGCCATGTGTGCCACCAGCCAGAATAAGAACGCCGGCTGACATGACCTTGCCCAAACCGATGGTGCTGATATCGGTTGTCTGCTCAATCACCTTCATCATATCATAGAGAGCAAACATGTCATCGGCGGAACCGCCGTAAGTTGAGAGATAAAACTCGATATCTTTTTTCTTTGTATCGTCTTTCTGAAGTTTGTTCATTTCGTTCATGTAGAGCATAGCTTGAACTATTTCGGCCACCTTCTCGTCTAGCACTTCGGTAAACAAGCCTATGACTCGCAAATCCGGCTCTTGGGTGTTCGGATCCAGACTCTCCAAAAGAATTATCTTCTTCTCATCGTCGCCTAAAAGCTTCTCTAATTTGTTTTTTAAACGTTTAATCATTGCTCATCCTTTGTTAAGAATTCCATAACCGTGTCTCGATTGTTTTCTAAAAATACCATAGCACTTTTCCAGTCAATAAAGTCAACTGCTTCGCTAAAAAAGCCACCATGCGCGTCAATAATTTGCAAAATTGCTCTTCTCTTATAAAATTCTGTCTCTTCTCCAAACCGAATCGCAAGGGCATTAATGTTGTGATCGCTTTCGCCCTCTTCTTTCATGACCCGAATGCGATAATCGCGAGCATAGTGAAAACTCTCTAAAGCCTTGGTGATAATAAATAGAGACACCACTTGAGTTAGTTGCAATATTCTAATACTTCTACGGCTCGCATTAAGAAAATAAAAGAGGCGGCAAGTAGCATGTCCGAATATAAAAAACAAAACATAAAAAAGCCAAGGATGCTCCACGCTGCTCCTTCAAAAAAATAACCACCAGAATCTCTTCTAGTGGTTACATTATAACTGCTCGTAAGATTTGTGTCAACAATTATTTTATTTTTTTGTCAGTCTCATAAAGATGCGCTGGGTAAGCTCATCAGTCAGTTTTGCTTTTCTGTTTTCTTTGACCAATCGAGCAGCAACTCGCTTGGCAACTCTATTTACAATCTGCTCTTGCATGGAGAACTCTGCTTCATCTTCTACAGCGCCCACATCTAAGCCACCGGGCTCGGCGGGCCCAGGCTCCTCAAGAGACATATCCACATCAAGTTCTTCACCCCCTTCGAGTGGTGCCTCTTCGTCTCCTGTGTCAAGGTCGGCAGTTGTGGGTTCGCCAGTTACCTCCTCAACAGCCTGCTTAAGCGCATCAACAAAGTCAGGAAGCGAAATCATGGGCTCGCCTTCAACTTCTACATCTGCATCAAGCTCAAGGTCTTCGGGAGCGGGCTCTGCATCAAGCTCACCCTCAAGATCCCCAATTTCGTCGCGCTCACGGTCAGCTTCACTGTCCTCGGCGCCCAACTCACGCTCAAGGGCTCCTTCTTCTTCATCGCGGCCGCCGGCAGTATACAAGCCTTCAAGCTTCTTTTCGCCAAGGGCGCCCAACTTGGCCAATTTCATGAAACGGCGGATTTCCGCTTCGGTTAAAAGTGTCTTACGAGCCATCATAGTTCTCCTTTAAATAAAACTCATCTGTAATTAGTGATCGCTGATGATAAACACCCTAAAAAATTATACCTTTATTCAAACATCGTCTTCTAAGCTTTTCTAATGCTTGGGTTTCTATTTGTTTAACTCTCGCAAAAGAAATGGCTAATCTTTCCGCTACCTGTCTTAGCGTCATGCGGCCATTTTCATAAATAGATATCAAAGTACAATTTTGCTCATCTTCATATTTTATCCACTGTCTACAATCTACCTGCGTGCAAGACCGTTTATTCTGCATGCACACTCTTGCACATTCGCGCATGCCATCTTCACGTTTCATAATTTTGGAAACTCCCCCTCTATTAAGTCGAAAATATTCTCCACGTCATCTTCAGAAAGCCCAAAATCTCGCATTTTTTGAACGCCGGCTTTTTGGAGTTTTTCAGATTTCGCTCTTTTCTCTTTTGATTTGAAGGCTATATCATTAACGTAATCTACAATGCGTGGATCATCTTCCAAAAGTCCTGTGATAACATGTCGAAAGAATGCAGACTGCGTTAGTCTCAAGTACTTCAATTTTAAAACCAGCTGGGCATGCCTGTGATCGTTTTCGGTAAAAACAATTCGCTTTGTCATATTCCCGTAATCATCATGAGTAGGCATACGTCACCACTGCCGATGAGAGATGTGGGATCCGCTCTCTGAAAGCCCTGACGAGGTTTGAATCAAAAATTGAGCTTTTGCCTGCAGTTCTTCTATTGTCAAAGCGCCCGAGTAACTAAACCCAGATCGAATTCCTCTCTCTATGTCTTTCAAGATATCGTTGACGCTCCCTCGATAGGGCACTCGCGTAGCTACGCCCTCAAAAGAACTATAGCGTCCATGCCATTCAACTTGCGCCTCTTTGCTGGCCATCCCTCGATAGGATTTCCATTTATGACCATCAAGATCTTCATGAACGCGACCGGGAGTCTCTGACGTTCCTGCGAACAAGGAGCCACACATAACCGCATCGGCACCAGCAGCCAAAGCCTTCACTATATCGCCCGAATTCTTAATGCCACCATCGGCAATAATCTTTACATTGCGATCAGACTTGGCGCAATCCATAATCGTTTGCAGACCCGGCATGCCGTGTCCCGTCTGAACTCTCGTAGAGCATATCGAACCTCCCCCGATATTACACCGTACCGAATCTGCTCCCCAGTCTGCTAAATCATTTAAACCTTCTAGTGTTGCAACGTTGCCGGCCATAATGTGCAAGTCCGCCCCAAACGTATTCCTCAACGTAGAAATAGCTTGGCGCATCATGGCATGGTGTCCGTGCGCAACATCAACACATATCAGGCGGCCCCCAGCCCTATAAACCTCCGTAGCTCTCTCCAAATAATCACCCGAGACGCCAATAGCTGCGCCCGTCATCAAATTCAAATATGTATCTTGAGTGCATAAAGAGCGAATAATGTTAATCTGACGCACCTGATTCTCAATTGAATTATATCTGTGAACAATGGCCGAGGCTCCAGCGCGGTGCATTGCTGCGCCCATCGACGCTTCTGAAATGGTATCCATTGGAGACGAAAAAATAGGCAACTCAAGAAATATTCCGTTGCCCAAATCTGTGCCAATGTTTATGTCGCCTCTGGAAGTAATCTCAGAATATTGCGGCTTAAGCAACACATCATCATATGATAGACATCTATCAAACGCCCTCATCGGTTCTCCTTTTCAATAAAACGCTGAATCTCGCCTTGTCGATACCACGTCTTTTTATCGGGACGTTCTGGCTCCCCCATCAAGCGAATACGCGGAGTAGTGGTGCCGGTCCGAATCAAAGAAATGGTCGGAACTCCATTAAAATCTAAAACTTTTTGAACGCTGGGGTAATCTGCGATATTAAAAGCAAAAAATACAATGTCTTCGTGTTCTTCCGCCACTTCCTCGAAAATGTCTTTCAACTTGCGGCAGTAATGGCACCCGTTAGAATAAAACTTTATAACGCAAGTGGCGGACTCTTTCACATCGCCACTCAAAATCTTTTGCAGCGCTCTTTTACTTATTCTTTTTACTGCCATCATTCTTTTTCCCCTTCTTCGGTCGAGGAGGGTTGTCAATCAGATTCTGAAGCCTCCGTCGCTCTTTCTGGGCGCCCACACCGTCGCCTAAGTGCTTGTCAAGAAGGTCCAACTGTTGCGCCGATGTGCGCTTGGCGCGCTGCTCGGCTCTTTCGAGCGCTTGCTCTCTAAGCTCGTGGCGGCGTGCTCTACCTCTATTCGTGCTGCCCATTACCATACTCCTTGTTGTTTGGTGTGTTCATTCCGTTTCAAAGTTTATCTCCTAAACGACTTCGCCATTCCGTATTACTTATTTCTTCTGCAGTGGCACAACGATTCCCCACCGCTGTTATAATTTCAATCATAACCATGATTAATTCGTTGG